AAAGAAAAAAGCATTTGAAATGTATAATCAATATAGACCTGATGCTTTTATTGTGGAGGCTAAAGCGGCTGGGATGCCATTGATATTTGAGTTAAGGCAAATGGGTATCCCTGTTCAAGAATACACACCAAGTCGCGGTAATGACAAAATATCAAGAGTAAATGCAGTATCAGATTTATTTGCTTCAGGAGTTGTATATGCTCCAGCTACTAGATGGGCAGAAGAAGTTATAGAAGAGTTTGCTGGCTTTCCTAATATGGAACATGACGATTTAGTTGATAGCACTACGCAAGCTTTGCTAAGATTTAGACAAGGCGGTTTTATTCCTATAGATACAGATGAGGAAGATGAACCTTTAGAGCATAACAGAGTAGCGGCATATTACTGATGAAGATATATTTAACAACATATGAATTTGAAGGAGATCAGTTTGCTGGACCTAACATTCATGCAACTGATTGGAAAGAAGCTACCCAGATAGCACAAATTCATGGATTAACTGTTTCAGGTGTTCTTACTGATATACACAAATTCGATCAAAATATTGAAGAAGAACTTGAGAAAGTAGTAATGGAACATGAGTTCTTTCATGATATTGATACTGAACACAGAACAATACACTAGGATTTAATATGGCTATAGAGAGAAAACCAGCTACTCCTGTAGAGGGTACAATAGAGCAAGAGCAAGAAGAAGAAATCTCAATAGCAATTGAGAACCCTGAGTCTGTTGCTATAGAAACAGAAGATGGTGGTGTAATAATAGATTTTGATCCTAATTCAAAAGAACTAGGAGATTCTGATTTTAATTCTAACTTAGCAGAGTTTATAGATGACAATGAATTAAACTCTATAGGTAAAGAGCTTATTGAAGCTTATACAGGTGATAAAGAGTCTAGAGCTGAATGGGAAGAAACTTATACCAAAGGTCTAGATCAACTAGGATTAAAGTTTGAAGATAGAACAGAGCCGTGGGCAGGTGCTTGCGGTGTATTTCATCCAATGATGAGTGAAGCAGTTATACGCTTTCAATCTCAGGCAATTTCTGAAATGTTTCCAGCTCAAGGTCCAGTAAGGACTAAGATTGTTGGCAAAGATACTGTAGATAAAACAAGGCAAGCAGAAAGAGTACAAGATTATCTAAATTACCTTCTTACTCATGAAATGAAAGAATACAGAACTGAAACAGAGAAGATGTTGTTTTCTCTTCCATTAGCAGGTTCTGCATTTAGAAAAGTATACTATGATCCAACACTAGGTAGACCTTGCTCTATATTCATTCCAGCAGAAGATGTAGTAGTTAACTATGGTGCTAGTGATATAGATACTTGTGAACGTGCTACTCACGTTATGAAGAAATCTTCTAATGATGTAAGAAAAATGCAAGTTAGCGAATTTTACAGAGATATTGATTTGCCTTCTGGCACAAAAGAATCATCAGATATTGCTAAAAAGTATGATGAAATGATAGGTGAAGTAGATACTTACAATCTAGATAATCGTCATGTATTACTTGAAATGCAAGTTGATCTTGATCTTGAAGGATTTGAAGATACAAATAAAGAAGGTAATCCAACAGGTATAGCATTACCTTATGTAGTAACTATGGATTATCCTAGCGGTATTATACTTAGTATTCGTAGAAACTATTATGAAGATGATCCGCAAAAAGTAAGAAGAACACACTTTGTTCACTATCAATACCTACCAGGTATAGGTTTTTATGGCTTTGGATTAATACATATGATTGGTGGTTTAGCTAAATCAGCTACCAGTTTATTAAGACAGTTAGTAGATGCAGGAACATTATCTAATCTCCCTGGTGGATTAAAAGCTAGAGGACTTAGAATAAAAGGTGATGATACTCCTATCATGCCTGGAGAATTTAGAGATGTTGATGTACCAGGAGGAGCTATTAGAGATAATATTACCTTCTTGCCTTACAAAGAACCATCAGCAACTCTTTATCAGCTATTACAAAACATAGTAGAAGAAGGCAGACGTTTTGCAAGCATATCTGATATGAAAATATCTGATATGAATAATCAAGCTCCAGTAGGTACAACACTTGCTTTGCTTGAAAGAAACATGAAAGTACAGACAGCAGTACAAGCTAGACTTCATGCTTCAATGCGTAAAGAGTTTGATATATTAGTTAGTATTGTTAAGGACTTTACTGATCCTGAATATCCATATGAAACAGATGAAGAAGAAACAATTAAAGCAGATGACTTTGATGATAGAGTAGATGTAATACCTGTATCTGATCCAAATGCTTCAACAATGGCGCAACGTATTATGCAATACCAAGCGGCAATGCAACTTGCTACAACAGCACCACAAATGTATAACTTGCCAGAATTGCATAGACAAATGCTGGAAGTATTAGGTATTAAAGACGTAGAAGATATAGTTCCATTAGATGATGATATTAAGCCAGTTGATCCTATCAGCGCAGTATCTAATCTTATTAATGGTAAACCAGTTAAAGCCTTTATTACTCAAGATCATGATGCACATATACAGACTGTAGCTTCTGCTCAACAGAATCCAGAAGTACAACAGTTACTACAACAGTCACCTAATGCCCAAGCAATACAATCTGCCGCATCTGCTTATGTAAATGAACATCTAACAATGAAGTTTAGAAAACAAGTAGAGATGGAGATGGGTATTGAGTTGCCACCAGAAGGTGAGCCAATACCTGCTGATGTTGAGAAGAGAATATCAGAGCTTGTAGCAGAAGCGGCTAAGAGAGTTACAATGACATCTCAAGCGCAAGCAGAACAACAAAGAATACAACAGCAACAGCAAGACCCATTAATACAAGCGAAACAACAAGAACTTGCTATTAAACAATCTGAGGTACAAAGAAAGGTTGATGAAGGTCAAGCTAGAATACTACTTGATGCGGCTAAAGCTAAAGCAAATAAAGAGCTTGAAGAAAAACGAATAGCTTCTCAAGAAGAATTAGCTGGATTAAAAGTAGGACAGCAAATTGCTAGTGATCTGCTTGCAAACGATCAATTAGATAAAAAAGCAGAGCGAGAAGATTATATGAAAGGTCTTGACATTGGTATTGATATAGCAAAAGATATCAATAAGAATGATAAATGATATCGAACAGCAATCACTTTCAGTATTCCTAAAAGGAAGATTGAGAGAAATAATGAATCAACACGCAGACCATATATCTACAGGAGCGTGTAAAGATTTCAGCGATTATCAAAAAATGGCTGGAATTATCGAGGGTTTAGCTCTCGCAGAAAGAGAAGTATTAGATTGGCAGGAAAAACATTTAAAACAATAAGGACTCGACCCTTAAAGTCGTGCATACAATATGACAGCAAAAGTACAAAAAATACCCAAAGAAGAACCTCCAATGGAGCTAGATACTAAGCAACAGCTACCAGAACCTAAAGGTTGGAAGATATTAGTTGCTATGCCAAAGTCTAAAGAAAAGACTGATGGCGGTATTATTAAAGCCGCACAAACAAGAGATTTAGAAGATACAGCTAATATAGCTGGATATGTAATGAAACTTGGACCAGATTGCTACAAAGATGAAAGAAGATTTCCTAGTGGAGCTTGGTGCAAAAGTGGAGATTGGGTAATATTTAGAGCTTATTCTGGCACTCGCATCAAGATGTATGGGCATGAGTTTCGTTTAATTAATGATGATACTGTGGAAGCAGTTGTCGATGATCCTACAGGAGTGGTGAGAGCATGAGTGAGAGTAATCAAGAAGTTCAAGCAGATGATTTAGTAGATAACATGGAAGTAGAGTCTACTCAAAGTAATGAGGATAAATTCTTTGGAGTTAAAACAGTTATTGGTGAACCAGACCCAGAAGTAGCTGTTGAAGTTGTAGACGATACTCCAGAAGAAGATCAAAGACCTCCAAAGCAAAAAACAAAAGAAGAGCCAGTAGATGATGAAACTGTAGATAAAGAAATATCAGACTACAGCGAAAGAGCTGGCAAACGTATAAGTAAAATAAAATACGAATATCATGAAGAGCGTAGAGCTAAAGAAGCCGCATTAAGAGAAAGCAATGAAGCTGTTAATAGATTAAAAACTATGATGGCTGAAAATGAAAGACTCAAAGCTATGGTAGATAAAGGCGGAGAAGCTCTCAATACGCAAGCATTAAACAATGCACAATGGGCAAAGCAAAATGCTCAAGCTCAGTTTAAGAAAGCTTATGATGAAGGCGATGCTGATCAAATGGCACAAGCACAAGAAACACTTGCTAAAGCTACTATGGCTGAACAACAAGCATCTAACTATGCTCAGTCAATACAGAAACAAGTAGTAGATGATATGCCTACTCCTGATATTACACAGCAAAAACTTGATCCAGATATGGAAGCTTGGTCTAAAAAGAATACATGGTTTATGAATAATTCAAATCCAGATCATTCTGAAATGACAGCTTTTGCTTTAGTTATAGATAAAAGACTAAAAAATCAAGGTATTGACCCTGCAACTCAAGCTAAAGAATATTATGATACTGTTGATGTAGAAATGAAAAAACAGTATCCACAATTTTTCGGTGTAATTCCACAAGAGTCAGTAGCTCCTATAGAGCAACCTGTTCAACATGAAGAAACACCAAAACGACAACCATCAAATGTTGTCGCACCAGCAACTAGGTCTACTGGTAAAAAACCTAGATCAATACGACTGACTCAGACACAAGTTAGGATCGCTAAACAACTTGGTATATCGCCTGAACAGTACGCAAACCAACTCATACAGGAGAGTTAATATGTCAGAGATTAAAGACAATACAACACAAACATTGGACAGAACCTCTGATGTAGAAAACCCTGCAATACAAGAGCGCGACCCTAGAGGTATTGACAGCCGAGAAGCTGAACAAAGAGTAGAAAGTTGGGATAACCCATCAAATCTACCAAACCCTACTCCCCAAGATGGATGGGTTTTTAGGTATATTAGAACTGCTTTACTAGGTAAAGCTGATAACCCTAACGTATCTAGAAAGTTTCGTGAAGGATGGGAACCATGTCGTTTGGAAGATCATCCAGAACTACAAATACATATGATGGATCAT